AAACTTATATAATATATTATTTAATGCTCTGTTGATTCTATCACCACGAGTGAAGACGTTTGTCCTCTCTCTTGCTTCGGTCATCATAAAGGCACCAGGTGTTGATGGATCTGAAACCATATCAAAACAAATAAGTTGAAAATCATCTTCTACCAATGTCACTCCGTTATTTTCTTTAACCGAACCCATCCCTCTGGATGAAATTCCCAATTTTACCCCTGATTCCACAAGGGACTTGAGAATATTGCCAGATGGTGTGTCTAATACCTTTATTGTACCCATGCACTTATTGCCTTCCATCCATATTTTTGTAACCATATGGGAAGCATTAGCTAGGTTAATAACAGACGAGTCAGGATGGTCAAGTTCTCCTAGGGCCCGGGATTCCTGCACTAACCTGGCGTAATTCTTAACTTCTCTTTCCAGTATCCTCTGTGGGTACATACGGCCATTGCCGTTTTTGGTCTCTGCCATTTGCATGAGTCCGGAAAGCATAAGACCACCATTTGCAACGAATTTCTTGTCGTCCTCAGTGAGAAGGTCTTGGCATACTCCGCCTTCGCACAACTCAAAATATTCTCTTATCAACTTCATATTAAACCTCATGCGGGGGCTACCCGCATCACCTACGACCCTTTACAGCAATTAGCAACTGGTCGAATCATCCATCTTATAGTAGCAAAAGTTTGCATAAGTACTCCTTAGTTATTATCTATTTTTATTCCATCGTCATCAAACGTCACAGCAAAAATATAACTTACTAGCGAACCCAAGCAACCTAGAAATAAACCTGTCACTAACGAATAGTCAAAAGTAAATAGTTCTGTATAATTGTTTGAAGCCCACAAAAATATGCCAGACCAGAAGCCAGTGCACATAGGACAAGACAAAAGCTCGCCGAACCACCCTTGAGTAGGGCGGATTTTATTAAAGATTTTACCGTATACAAGAATTTGAGTTAGGCCGGCGCAGACAAGGGAAAAGTATATTAGACTCATTCTTCCTCTTGTTTGCTTTCTCTAACAAGGGAGTAATTATACATAAACCCATAAGGACCCCTTGTAAAACCATGGGATCCCTTTTTGTCTGATTGTGGGACGTCTCCCAATTCGGTAGAGTCCTGTGCAGGCGGACGCAAGAGTTGATCAAGCCTATCGTCATCAAAATCTGCAGATTGTCGAAAGTATGGCTTTTCTTCAGTAATATACTCACTTATTGCATAAAGGCAAGCTTGCATATTATCTACTCCAGGAATCTTTGATTCTAGAAGAGCTGCCTCAAGTGAACCATGAATATTGCCGCCCCTGATTGATGATTTGTCAACGATTCCTCTTTTTGCCAAATAGTCAAACATCCTATCCTGTGCTTGATAGGCTTTATCACTCATTTGCTGCTTTGGAAATGTAACACATTTCTTATTCTCCATAGATAAGACAATATCAATATCTTCATGATCGAAGATCATAACCTTGCCATCTAAAGTTCTTCTAGCCTTTAGCTTAATTGTTGGGTCTTTTAATATATCAACTGATACTGTCATCTTTGTTTATCTCTTCTACTAAATCTTGGGTTTTCAATACCACTTCTATTAGTTCTGTGTCTATTTCCTTCTCTTTGTATGACTCCAGTAAAGAGTATACTTGATCTACTTTGTTTTTTAAAGAGTTATCTGATTCAACTGTTGGATCTTGTTTACATTTTATTAACTCTTGCTTCAAATTTCCTATCTCTTCGTTTAAATAATATTTCATCTCTAGGCCGTTGTCAGAGAACGAAGAGATGTATTTATTTAGTAGTTCTTTTTGGTTTTCGTTTAGCATTTCCGAATATTCTTCGTTAAACTTAGACACAAACGTACTATAAATAATGTTATCCATTGGCTGTTGCCCTTCTTTTTCTAGTGCCTCACAAGACTCTGACATTTGCTGAATTATGTTCTCTTCTAAGAGCACCCTATCTTTAACTGGTAGGGCGTCTTGAAAGATGGAATAAACCGTTGCTATGTTTTTGTAATTTGGAACAAAATTGTTAAACAACTCCTTTGAAAGAGTTTTATTTATTTTGCTAATAAGTGAAGATTGCTCTTGAAATATTTTTCGCTTTCTCAAGCCTGAGTGTTTTTCTTTTACTTCTACTACTATCTTTTCTGCTATTCTTTTTTCGATATCTCTGGTTTCGTATATGCTTCTGTAGAGGTCTAGCTCCTTGCTGAGTTCTGTTCCTGCTGCGAAATGCTCTTTCATAATTGAAACTATTTTATTTTGTTTGTTTCTGTTGTTTTTTACGATAGACTTAGTAAGCTCTCTAACAAGGGCTTCGTAAACGAACGCAGTATTTCTTTTCTTATTATGCTTCAGTCTCATCTTTATTTTTCCTCTTGTTTAAATCCAGGTCCTCAAACAAAACTTTTAACTGTTTTTGACTCTCTAGGAGTTTCTTTTCTTCTTCTCTAGAATAATTAGTTAACTTACTCTCGTAAACGCCCGTCCCCTTCGCTAGTTGAGATAGTTCACTCGATCCCGGGAAAGTTTTTCGAGTAGTTCCGACCTCTGGTGATGCTGCTCTATTCATGTTTTTCTTTCTTGGGCCACTGGAGGATCTTCTGTCTCCTCCGGCTTTGTTCATACGTGGCTCATACCATCCATGAGATTTTGCTGTTGTGGTTTTGGTTTTTCCACCTTCTCGTTTAGATAATTTACCAACGTCATCATCGCGCTTGGCTGGTGGGGCTGCTAGAAGGTCCCCTTCTTCCGGGCCTGCTGGGGCCCCGCCGGCTGGTGCCTCACCACCTGGGGCTTCGCCACCTAAAGCGTCTTCAGGGCCCGGGGGGGCTCCTAGCTCTGGTTCTGTGCCAGCCATACCTTCTCCGCCGGGCTCTCCAATATCGCCACCAAGTTCTCCGCCAGGAGCTGTGGCCGCGGCTTGTTCGGCCTCTGCCGCGGTTTCAAGTGCTGCCTCGAAGCGCCGATCATAGAACATCTCTCTGCGGTTTCGAATAAATTCTTCATCACTCATGCCAAACAACTTCTTAGCCAACCACTGCTTTGAAAAGAATCCCTCAGTAGCTGAAGATGCTATGTCGAACTTTGTCTTCCAGTGTTCCAACTCTTGCATTTCTGCAATCTTTGAAGGGTTGTTAAGCTCGACTTTAAAGCCGACTAGATCCTCGTCACGGTAACCCAAAGTATAAAGGTGTATGATGCCAACCTTCTCAAGCTCTGTGAGCATCGAACGCTGAAGTCTTTGCACAGTTCTTGCAAAGCGAATATCTTTCTGAGCTAACGTTGTTTTGTCTTCTTGAGTCTTCTCTGCGTCCGATGAAAGATATGATGCCGGTATTTTAAGGGCAGAAAAAAGCTTATCTCTAAGATACTTTACATCATCGATGTCACCAGTATATTTGCCTCCGGCGAGGGGTTCTATCTTTGTTCCGCTTTGTCCACCTCGTACAGGAATAAAATAGTCTTCTTCAACCGAAAGTGGATTATATCTTAAGTCTACTCGTCCGGTGTCGGCGTCGACGACCTGGTTTCTCTTCATCTGTGTCATTGCTTTTTGCATATATTGTTCTATATCTTGAGGTGGTATGTTTCCTACATCGATATAAAACACTCTTCTTTCTGGGGACCTTACAATCCTATACGCCATCATTGCGTCTTCTAGAAGAGTGAGTTGGCGCCAGATCCGTCTGGCAGGCTCTAAAACCGAGGTACCATAAGGGTTGTATTTATCATTACCCAGTATACGAAAATGTGCAACTTGCCAATTTTCAAAAGTTAGGCCTGCGGAATTCCATTGATATTGAACATAGTTTGGATTTCCCTTGTCTTCCCCTTCTAATCTCTCAACCTCTGCTGTTGGCAGTCCAATGACACTAGTGACCCCGATACTTTCATCTAAATCCAAATACAAAAAGAAATCACCATACTTGCACATAGATCGGCACCAGGAGAACAAATTGTATTCTATATTTAATATGTCATAATACAAGGTTTCCAAGATGAGTTTGATTTCTTCATTGTCACAATTTATGTTGAGGACTTTATGAAGACCGCTGTGCGTGGTCATCTCATCAGCATAGATATCCATTGCTGACGCTATCTCTGGTGTGTACTCCATTTGGTCAAAGTCAACATACCTCTCGGTTCTTGCTTGGCTTGCCATAGCTTGAGCCTGAAGGTTATCATAAGGATTATAAGCTGTCTTTTTAAAGTCCCTACCAGATGCCGAGGTAAACTTAGTAGAATACTTGTCTAGATCTATTCTTCTTAATCTGTGATTTGTTTGTGTTCTGTAATTTGTCAGCGGACCAGATAAAAGTCTGGTCAACCTTCTGAACAACAGACTTTGCGGGTTTCTTGGGTTGTTTTTATTAGTTTTTTTGTTTGCCATCTTTTATCCTTTGAACAGCCATGGAAACTCTTCCATATTATTCGAGTGGGTACGGGCCGTTTCGTGAAGTTTCATATTTCTGATCCCAATCATTCCTTTTATTCTAGTGTCCAACTGGTTACTACTCTTTGTTATCGCTCCTAAAAATGCCTTGTTATATTCAACATCCCTCTGGCTTGATGCCAATGCGGTATCTCTTATCCAGCATCCCACAGCGCAGGCCATTATTAAGTCATCATTATAAGAACGCATGGCCTCTGCGCGGCCATGGTTCCAAACAAAAGTCTTCATCTCAGCTAGAAGTCGCGTAGAATATACTTTAATTAGATCATTTCTTACAAATTCTTCCATCTTTGCTACTATTAGAGGGCGTGTTTTAGAAGTCATAGAGAAGCCAGCTACAGCGTTGCTCATATTCTCTGCTATATGCTCTTCTACATATTCGTGAGTAGACTTGATAGAATAATATAAATTCGGATATTGATATTCTCTTAACTTATCTAGTACTGCAAAACCCACTGTATTGTTTTCTACCACCAAAAGAGCATTACCATATTCTACACCAATATCAAACAAAATTTTAGAAAAAAGATCAGGAGCTATCTTTCCTCGATATTCTGCTACAACCTCCATCGTACTTGTCTTAAAAACCAAGGCTGTGGAGAAATCTTTGCCGTCGCCTCGGGCGACGTCTGCGGAGATAAAATAGTCTCCGCCTTGCTGGTAGCTTTCCCAAATCCAAAGATTTCTATCAAACCCGGTCCTATATTTGGGTTCCGTGCACATGTTTAAGTATTTTTCTAAATCTTCTGATGAAAATACTGTCTCGCCCGACATATTAAAATTGCATTCTAATTCTTGTGCAATTTCTCGCCGTGACATGTTTCTAGTTTCTTTTTCAAACCAGGCCTGGTCTCGATCGGGATGCTTGTTCCATGGTAAAATTGTTGGGTGAAAGTCGTTTGTTCCCATGTCAGCTTCTGAATATATTTTATGAAACCAATTTCCCACACCATTGGGAGTTGACAGGGCGATGCATCGACCACCTGTTGATAGTGTAGGATACAAACCCATCCAAAGGTCCTCTAAACCTTCGACATGGGCAGCCTCATCGATCACAAGAAGAGACAATGCTTCAGAACGACCTGCGTCGCCAGACGTAGATGACGCCTTTATTTGCGAGCCGTTGGAAAGAACAAAAGAAGTTCTATTGTCTATGTCGACATTTGATATTGTCAGCCATGGTGGAAGGTTTTTGATTATTGCTTTTACTTTTTTTACCAAGTTAGCTGCAGTGCTAAACTTTGTTGCTATAACCAGCACGTTCTTTTCTCGATGGAACATCATAAGCCACGCGACGTACGCGGCTGATATAGTGGATATGCCAAGCTGGCGTGCTTTAAGAATTACATTGAATCGATAATCTTCGAAATCTTTTAACAATTCTCTTTGAAAGTCATAAAGATGAAAAGGTATTAAACCTTTTTGAGGATGCGTTATTTTCGCATAGGTGTTGATGAAATAGTCTGGTGTTTTGCCGCACTTAACTATCTCTTTCATGATTTCTTTCTTAGAAAGAGAGAAAGACATTTTATTACTTCTTCAAGCCACCAAGAGCTAACCACTTCTTGGTAGCATCATCGAGCCTATCTTCGCTCTCAGGGGTATTCTCTTCGCCTTCGACAGAGCCTATCTTGTAGCACTTGTGAACTTTTACACTACAACGAATCCGGGAAATGTACTCAACAAGAACGTCAACTTCAGATGGCTCTGATAGAGTCAGTGCTGATTTCTTGATCTTCTTATATTCCTTCTGGATGAAAGATTTTACCTTTTCGACCATGGACTCCATCTCGCCCTCAAAGTCGTTTGCATGAACTTCTTTCAGTGGGATCTCAGCATGATACTTAATATGGAGCCGATCGCCGGAGACGTGTGCGCCGAAGCCGTCCATCACTCGCTTATCGACTAAAGGGTTTCCTTCCTCTCTTCTGAGACCGATGGCGATTGGTTCGCCGGCTTCATCGAGAGCGCCGTCATAAGTGTTGGCCAAAACTTGCGAGATGCAATTAACAATTTCTAAAGTAGTAGACATGTAATAATTCCTCTATATAAATAGTCTGTAATATAAATAGTTACTTGTTGGGTCTCCATCCCGTTTTCCATCTTTCTTCTCTACCCTCTACGTACTGGATGTAACAATTGAAGCAACATTCAAATTTATTCATGTATAAATCGTCTTGATTCTTCATTGAATAAGCACCGCATACTGGGCAGGTGCGATCGGTGTTGTTTTCTGTTTTTTTGTGTACTACTTGGAAACCTTCTGCTTCTTCTGTCTTCTTTTTGCGAGAAGACCCCTTGTAAAAAGTCTTGAGTTCTTCCAGATACTTAGCCTCTTTTTCTTTGTCCCAGCCTTTCTTAGGGTTTTGAATCGCCTCATTTCCGTATTTTTCCTTTATTGCCTTTTCATATTTTGCAATTTTGTTTAAGTCTTTTTCCATGGTCACTTCACAATAAACACAACAGCAAGAGTACCCAAGACACCAACCGCGATTCCGCCTGTGGCCCACCAAATTGAATAGTCTCCCGGCCTCTTCAATGCAGCTGTTTCCAATTTCTTAATTTCTTCGTTCTTAATCGAGAGAATGTTGTCAGTCTCTTCCTTTAGGGTGTCTAGCCGAAGTTCTAGGTTTTTCAATTTTAAAGAGTACTTTGCCCGTTCTTGCTCTACTGCTTTCCCGATTGCCAACTGACAGCGGGATTCGGCAGAATCAAACGATGCCTTCATTTGAGCAAATGCCAAGTCGTCAAAGCACCAAGCATCAAATGGTGAAGGAGCAGACTTTAAAAGTCTAGTGTATCTGCCTCTCTCTTCCTGCGCCTGGGTTACAAACGGGACAAAACTAATCAACAAAAACAAAGCCAAAGCTTTTCTCAATCTCAGCTTTGATAACATCCGGTTCTCCTTTCGACTTTTTAACAATCTCTTTAATCTTTCTTTTTTCTTTTGCTTCCAGCTTCTTCTCTTGCTCTTCGTACTTCTTTTCGATAGCAGAAACTGTTTCATGGTATTGTTTTATAAGCCTGTCTCTCTCCATAATCTCATTATTATGGCGAGTTTTTAACTCATTTATTTGTTTTTCATACGATTCTTTCTTGGCGTTCATAACTTCCACCAAAGCATCAGTGTTTCTCTTTGAAAGAATGTATACTACAATACTCCAGGCGGCGAGTACTGGCACTTGCCAATACGTCTTAAGCCAAAGCCAAGTCGACTTGAGGGCCTTTTTAACAACCAACCAACTCATGAATCACTCGGTCCATGCTTCCACTTGACTGCTAAATCAACCAAGGCTTGGGAACCAATGTAAGCCAAAGTAACTGCTACCCAATCACTACTGGTCACTGTTCCATATACGCACAACCCGGTGGCAGTAATCCACGCAAGGAATTTCCTGGAAATAAACCTTTCCGTATACTTGTCTGCAAACGCTCTTATTGCTGTCATCATTAGATCCTCCTTAGATACTCACATGAGCAAACCCATCTTTTCTTTCGATGTTGATTTGCATATCGACACAATCCTTTAGACTATCTAGATGTGAAATTAGAATTACCGTCTTAAAATAACCCTTTATCATATCTAAAATCCTAACAAAGCCCTCCATATTTTCCTCATCGAGCGCTGTGCCGGGCTCATCTAATATAAATAGGTCGGACTTTGGCAAACTAGAAACTGTTAAGAAAGCCAACCGGATGGCCATGGCAGCGATGGTCTTTTCAGCGCCGGAGCCCATCTCTAATGGGCGAGCATCATGCCTTGGATGCTTTATTAGTATGTCCAACTTGTCCTCAGCGTTTGTGATAAACACTTCAAAATCAACAATGTTCGTAAGTATCTTAGCAATCTCTTGGTTGATGTAGGGCAGCCTCTCCTTGATGATTTCATATGAAACGCCATTCGGATGACAACAAGTCATAAGTAAATGATAAGCTGCAAAGTCATCTTTAAGGGTTTCATACTCTTGAAATTCGCCTTCTAGGTGCTTAAGCTTCTGTTCAAGGGACCCATGCTTTTTATGCAAGGACATGATTCTGTTTTCGCACTCTTGTAAAACATGTTCTTGTCTTTTTATTGATGATCTTTTTTCTTCTCGTTGGGTAATGAGTTCCTTAAAGTTCTCTATTGCATCTTTGTTTTGTTCATATTGGAAGCTTTTACTTTTCAACTCTTGAAGTTCAACTTGCTCTTTGAATAGTTTACTTTCGGCTTTCTCTATAAAGAGCTTATTGTCTGCAATACTTGTAGCTAAAACATTTCTCTTTTCCAAGAGTAGGTTGTACTTTTCAATATGACTATCAATTGTCAGCGGGTCGTGACTCCTGAATTCTTCGCCGGCTGTGTTGGCGCTCTGGGAAAGGTTTGCAATGTTTTGATCTGAAACCTGTATTAACTCTCCTGCTTTGTGTGCATCTTTTATGAATTTACAAGAAGGGTATTGGGATCCGCATGGGACCTCTTTTAATAGTTCTCTCTTTTTTAAGTTTCTGTCTCTCTCTAGGCTTTCTAGTTTTATATTGCGAATTAGTTCGTCAACCCTTTTCTTATTTTCGACAATAAGTTTCTTCTTTTCTTGGTATGACGCTATATCAAATTCTTCCACAAAGCTGGCAATCTTTTGATACTTCTCTTCTCCTAGTCTTAGTTGCTCTATTGCTTTAATCTTTTGAGAGGTTGTGTCAAGAATAGTCTTCTCCTTCGTGCTGATAGCTCGGGAAGTCATAACTGGGTCAATGACCTCAGTTGGGACCGATTCTATTTTTGCGATGATTGAAGCTAGGTCGCTATTAATTTCTGATATAGTTTCTCTGACCTCTTTGCAGATGGCCCTGTTTGTTTCTATCGATAGCTCACTTTTTGTGATATCTTTTTTAGCACTTTCCATCTGAGCTTCAAAGTCTGTGCCTTCCAGTCTCTTTAACGCAGCTTTTGTCATGGCAGAATCTTCTTTTGCCATTTTAAACTTTTTATCAAATATCTGCAAGTCTAGAAATTTGGCTAGAAACTCCTTTCTCTTTGTCGAGCCTTCATTAATAAAGGACAAAGAGTCTAGCTGGCTAGCCATTGAAGTCATTAGAAAGTCATGCAAAGTTCCAAAGTACTTTCTGACATTTTTGTCTGTGTCCTGTCTTGATGTACCATTGAGTCCCACTACATTACCTATAGGGTCTTTCTTGTAAAACTCTAAGTCGGTACTAGCCTCCATGGTCTCTACTCCCTTTAGGCGCTTTGTATACTTCTCAGAGGTCCTTTCCACTATATATTCTGTGTCGTCAATCTTTATTGTTGCAGTTGCAGTACAGGTATCTCTATTTTGGTTAATAATGTTGAGGTTTTTTCTAATTGACTTGCTTGTCGAGTTATACAAAGAATACAACAAGGTGTCGACGATAGAAGACTTTCCAGAGTAATTCTTCCCAAATATGCCGACGATACCCTCCAGCTTGGTAAAATCTACAACGTTTCCTTCGCCATAATTAAAGAGATTATCCCACTCAAGAGATTGCAGGGACCAATGAACGTTCCTTAAAACATCTTCGCTTTCCTCTATTTGAGTGTTATAGCTTTTGTTTAATTCGTATACTTTGGCCAGCATCTCGTCAGTTACATCATATTCTTTTAGATACTCACCCATCAAGGACTCTTGTGTTTTGAGGTCTCTAAGGTCCTGTTTTTGCAGGCCCTTGGGTGCTTGTACTTTTATTTGTTTTCCTGCAGCCCTGTTGAGGTATGTTACTGATTCTGGGTTGTATTTATACTTAACAACATCGACAGCTTTCCTGACTTTATCCAAAGTAACATTTGCATCTGATACAATCCTAAGTCTGGCTCCTTCAGGTGGCTTCTTTCTTGGGAGGTTTCCTGCTTTTGTTAGTTCCAATGTTACAAAGGGCTTTGGGTTGTTAAACGTAATAAGTTTGTTAGTAAAATTATCTTTGTCCTTGATATCCCAGAGCAAATAGCCTTTGTCTAGTGATTCACCAAAGTTTTGTTGGACTGTTGATCCTGCGTACCATATACGGCCAGCTTTGTCTAGTTTCTGTGTTTTGTGAATATCACCAAGAAAAGCAAAATCAAAGTTATCGAAAATCCCAATGTCATGGTCGCCTCCTAGTGTCCAATTGCTGTCTGTTTTAGATTTGTTGATCGCTCCATGGTATAGCGCAATATTTACTGCGTCTGTATTTGTTGGGTCTGTCCAATTGTCCTCATCAAACACAGAAAGAACATTTAAACAAAATTCTTCTGATAGTTTTACTTCTCCTGCGTTCTTTATTAGGGTTAGTCTTGGAGAGTTGATCGCTCTAACAATAGGAGACAGGGCATCCTGCCTACTTCCGTTTCTTAGGTTGCCGTCATGGTTTCCCAATATAATATACGTAGGCGCGATGGCTGCCAAATTCTCAAAGAACTCGCGGCACATATCCACAAACTCAGGTGATATTTGTGTTTTGGTGTGTGCAATATCGCCGCAGTGAATGATGTAATCTACATTTTCTTCTTTTATTGATTTATATAATTGTTGAAATACTTCTCTATATTCAAAGTGGTATTTCAGATTTCGGATGTGAGTATCCGCAATAT